AGGTTTGCGTGAAGGTATTGGGTTTGGATACGATAAAGGCTACGACATAGGGAAAAATGCGCATCAAACCAACCGCACCGCCTCTTACGATGCAGGCTGGGAAGAAGGCTATGAAGAAGGCTATGAAGAAGGCCACGATGCAGGCTGGTGTGAAGGCTATGATAGAGGCCACGCTAATGGTGAAGAAGAGCGATTGGAATTAGCAGATGCTTTAAGTAAAGCAGAGGAAAATGACTATGAAGAAGGCCACGATGCAGGCTGGCAAGCTGGCTTTCCAGATGCTGATGATCCATTAAAAATGTATCGTTGTGTTGATGAAGCTTTTGATGGTGGTGTACAGAAAGGCTGGTCTAAAGGCTTTGATCAAGGCTATGATCAAGGCTATAGTAATGCCTGTCTTGCTATATCTACATTTGCCTTAAGTAAAGCAGAGGAAAATGACGATGAAGAATGAACGTAACTTTAGTGGATTTGCTTTGAGTATGTGTATCATAGTATTTATAATGATAGTTGCACCAGTAGTTACGATGCAAGTCGTTGGGTGGTACAATTGATTACGGCTTCACTCATGTGCTTGGCTCTCAACATATACCATGAGTCACGAGGTGACACTATGTCAGGTCAGTATGCAGTAGCCCATGTTGTAATCAACAGGGTGCAAAGCGACAAGTACCCAAGTAGTGTATGTAGTGTAGTTAAGCAGGGATACAGTAATGGTAGGCATAAGTGTCAATTCAGTTGGTTCTGTGATGGTAAGTCAGACACGCCTCGTGAGAAAATAGCGTGGGCTTGGTCACTACTTGTAGCTGATGATGTACTACGTGGTAACTCGTATGATGAAACAGACAACGCTACACACTACCACGCACTGTATGTTAAACCTTATTGGGCTGATTCACTGAAGGTGACTGGAGTAATTGGGTCACACATATTCTATAAATAGCTTATCGTTACTAGTATAGGGGTTGACGGGACTATACAACTATGGCACAGTTGCCACATAACTTAAACATGGAGAATAAAAATGACATATATACCAGATCACTTAGACTTTCAGGTAGCTTTTGAGCCTACTAAAATGCACGATAAGAAGTACGTATTAAATAATGAAACAGGTGAATACCTTGGCATTGTAGGTAAATCGTTTCAGTGTGCATCACATGGTGATTTCTTTCGTGGTGTCATGGACACTGCAACACAAGAGCTAGGTGCTGAGTCACTTGAAGATGCTGAGCATACCTTTAAGACTGCACGTAATGGTGCATGGGCTATGCTTGACGTGACCCTACCTAACATTAAGACTACCATCACAACTGACAAGGCACAGACTGAGATTGGTAACAGGATCATAAGTTTGCATGGCATAGATGGGTCATGTAGTAATCAAGTATTCTTTGGTGCAATAGATTTCTTCTGTACTAACGGCATGATTACAGGGGATCACGACAAGGTGCGTAAGAAGAATACATCTAACTTTACGATGGATAGTTTTATCTATGAATTAAATCGTGCAAGGACTGACTTCTTTCAACAGGCCGCTAAGATGCAGGTATGGGCAGAGACTAGCCTCAAGTTTATAAATGTTAAAGACTTGCTTGACAGTATCATTAGCTCTAAGACAAAAGCTGAGAAGATGTTTGGCTTGTACAATACCGAGGCTAGTGTGCGTGGTCACAATAAATTCTCATTGTATTCTGCCTTCACTAACTACGCTAGTTATGCCGACGAACGTAATGGCTTTAGCTTACGTAACACTGGACATGATACACAAGCGATAAGCATGTGGTCACGTGAACAAGAGGTAAGCAAGTGGGTAAGTAGCAAGCAGTTTGATGTATTGGAAGCCGCTTAATGCCGAAGCTACCTAGATATGTACAGGAAAGGGTGTCACCTTCGGGTGACATCACCTATAGATTTAACCCGCCGCAATCTTTTATTGATGAAGACGTAGTAAAACGTGAAGAGTTAGGCTCTGACCTCAAGTTGGTGCGAAAGAATGTCAAGGTATACAACGACGCAATTGACGCATACCGCAAGGCATGTGCGTTAGTTATACAAATAAAGCCCAACAGTAAGGTGACAGATTTGATTAACTATTACTATTCCTCTAATGATTTCAACATGTTACGGCCTAGTACTAAGGTGGATTACAGATACTTCTTAACGATCTTACACCAGACAATGGGTACTCGTAAGTATGAGTTGGTTACATCTAAGATAGCTAAGCAGGCATATGAGGACTGGGTTAAGCGTGGCATAAGTTTTGCTAACCATGCCGCTACCTGTGCCAGTAGGGTATACAACTACGCTATACAAATGGAACACACATCACAGAACCCTTGGGCTAACATCAAACGTAAGACATCACCGCAACGTAAAGTAGTGTGGCAACATGATGATGTTGTCAGGTTTCTTGATAAAGCTTACAGCGATTACGAATACAGAAACGTAGGCTTGATAGTACAGATGGCATACGAGTGGTGTCAACGACTAGGTGACATGCGTACATTACAATGGGAGAACATAGACCTACGTAATCGTAAGCTGACATTGGAGCAGAGTAAACGTAGGGCTGATGTTACGCTACCTATATCAGAGGAGCTATGTATAATGTTAGATGCACAACGTAATGACTTCGGCTTTCAAGAGTATGTAGCACCCCACCCAAGGCCAATGAATGGTACGTACCAACCCTATGCAATGGAACGTCTATCTAAGGTAGGCCGTAGGGTAATGAGGTTGGCTAAGTTGCCAGAGGAATTACGTATGATGGACTTACGACGAACAGGTGTGACACAGATGATAGAAGCTGACGTATCTATAGGTCAGATCATGTCAGTTACTGGTCATGGTCATGTGTCTTCTGTGAAACCCTATATAAAAAATACGTATGCCTCTGCAAATAATGCCTTGACACAGAGAAACGTTAGTGTACAATCGAGTACTGACGAGTAACATAGAAAGTGATATAACTTATGAACATAAATAATATAGTACGTGATTTAGAATTAGTTAATAGTGAGACAAGACGTATGACGTGTCCTCTATGCGGAACTAAGAACACATTTACTGTTACAAATAACATGGGTTCTATCGTATGGAATTGTTACAAGGCAAGTTGTTCTGTATCAGGTGGTACTAACGTATCCCTTAGTGCAGATGATATACGTAAGTCGTTTGGTTTTGTTGCCGAAGAGACACACATACCAAAATTCGTCAAGCCTGAGTGGTTTGTACGAGACTACAAAAAGATAGCTGGCTTCTGTGGCCAGTGGCAGTTAGACCCACAAGCACTGGGTCTTCTGTATGATGTAAGAGAACATCGTGTGGTCTTCCCTGTTGTACACAATGGTGCAATGGTGGATGCCACAGGCAGATCACTCGGTAAACGAATACCTAAGTGGAAGCGATATGGAAAAAGTCACTTGCCATATGTATCAGGACGTGGTAAAACTGCTGTAGTTGTTGAGGATTGCATCAGTGCCGCAGTAGTTGGTGATACTGGTGTAGCTGTGGGGGTCGCAGTGTTGGGTACATCATTATCCATTAGTCACAAGGAATACTTATCGCAATTCTCGACAGCTATAGTAGCCCTTGACCCCGACGCACTACCCAAGACATTACAATTTGCTAAAGAACTACGTGGCTACGTAGATACTGTAAAGGTACTACGCCTCGACGACGACTTAAAATATAGACAGCCATCCGACATGGCTAACCTTTCAACACTAGGAGAATAACACATGGAACTATCCCTCATTCGTAGTCTGATGGACAAAGAATTTTATGACGATCACAAGGGTTCACGTTGCCCTGATCGTTTGTTTAGTAAGGACGTGCGTAAGATCAAGCAATCTATTGACAACGCAATGGTTGCATATGAACGTAGTGTAACACCTGCTGAGATAGAGGCGTTGTTCATGGCTAACAACCCTACACTAACTACTGCACAGAAACAGGCGTACAGTGTGCTGTTCATGCAGGTAAACAAAGAGACACCTATGGGTAGTGACATAGCACAAGAGGTGTTATCTAAACTATTCCAACAGGTGATAGGCGAAGACATTGCTAACCTTGGGTTCGACTATGTAAATGGTAGCAAGACTAGCCTTGATCCATTGCGACAGATGCTTGAGCAGTATCAAGATGACTTCACCCCTAACCTCAAGGTTACATGGGAAGACATTGACTTCGATACTATCATGTCACTCAATGATCTTGAGACACGTTGGACATTCAACATACCCAGCTTGACACGTAAGGTAGAAGGTATAAATGCAGGTCACTTGATTGAGGTAGGGGCACGTCCTAACACTGGTAAGACGTCGTTTCATGCCTCACTTGTAGCTGGGCCGAATGGCTTTTGTGCCCAAGGTGCAAGGGTAGTTGTACTGTGTAACGAAGAAGGGTATGGACGTGTCGTAATGCGTTACATAAATGCCGTTAGTGGTTACGACAAGCATGAGCTACAGAAACCAGAGATCAAAAAGAAGGCAATGGAATCCTTCCTAAAGATCAAGCCTAACCTTATGTTCAAAGACGCAACAGGCCGTGATATGAATTGGGTTGAGTCTGTATGTAAATCATATAAGCCTGACATTATTATACTTGACATGGGTGATAAGTTTGCACGTACTGCTGGCTTCTCTCGCCCTGATGAAGCACTCAAAGCTAATGCCATACAAGCACGACAGATAGCCAAGCAACAAGAGTGTGCTGTGTTCTACATGTCGCAACTGTCTGCCGATGCCGAGGGTAAGGTTGTACTCAACCAAGCTATGATGGAAGGTAGTCGTACAGGTAAGGCGGCAGAAGCTGACCTGATGATTATGATTAGTAAGAACCCTACAGTTGAAGGACAAGAGGAAGAAGACAACCAACGTCACATCAACGTAGTCAAGAACAAACTGTCAGGTTGGCACGGCATTGTACACACAGACCTAGAGTACAAGATTGCGAGGTACGTATCTTGAACGAAGCGGCGTTTAAAAAACTACACAAGAACATATGCCTCAATGCCTCAAGGCCATCACCTACTAGGAAATCTGGTACACCTGACTACAAGGTTAAAGAGGTTAACGTTACTGTAAAAGAATTGATGGATATGTTTTATAATAAACAAGAGAGGAAATGTTATTGGCTTGGTGTTGAATTAAATCCTGAATGGATATTCACACCCAAGCACCCTATGGCAATATCTGTGGATCGTTTTGAATATAACTATGACAGGGACACAGTTGTTATCTGTTCTAGGTTTGCAAACTTAGGACGTAACACCTGCCCTGATGAATTGTTTTCTAACACTATGCACTTTTTAAAAAACAAATGGGGTTGGGAAGAATATTTAAACAAACCACCTATACAGAAGGAGTTATTTTCGTATGATTGAAGCAACATATATAGACCACATGGGATCAGATTTGTCGGTAGTGAATGCCGCAAGGGTATCCTTTGGTAAGAACAGGCATCATGTAGGTGCTAAGGATGAGAAACTAATAGCTTATCTAGCTAAGCATGAACACATGTCTCCCTTTGGTCATGCCTTTGCGTCCTTCCACATACAAGCACCAATCTTTGTGGCACGACAGCTTGTCAAACATTCTTACCTTCGGTGGAATGAAGTATCAAGACGTTATGTTAGTGACCAGCCAAAGTTCTACGAACCTACTACATGGCGAGGTAAGTCTGACGACAAGAAGCAAGGTAGTAGTGATGCAGTAACAATAGATGACATACACATCAGTACTACACAGACGTATGACCTTTCGTTATATAAGCACCTGTTAGCTACTGGAGTTTGCGAAGAGCAAGCACGTATGGTATTACCACAGAATACAATGACCGAGTGGTACTGGAGTGGTAGCTTGGATGCCTTTAGTCGTATGTGTAACTTACGATGCAAGCCTGACACGCAGTTGGAGACACGTCACGTAGCTAATCAGATTAGTAATAAGATGCTGACGTTGTTTCCTGTATCTTGGGACGCCTTAACTTACACAGTTAGAAGTAAGATGCCTAAGCTAGATACTACAGGTAAATTTAACTATGAAGGAGAGTGAATGATGAATTGCTGGCACTGTAATGCTGAACTAATATGGGGTGGCGATGAAGATTTATTAGATGAAGAAGAGTGGGCAATGGTTACTAACTTTAGTTGTCCAACCTGCACATCAATGACCTTGGTTTACCTACCCAACGATCACGAAGATAATTTTATTATGGAGAATGTGAATGGCTAAATGGGAATACGTTGGAGCAATAGGAGAAACGTTACACACTGAGATGGTA